TCGCCGGTCTCGATGACGTGCTGGATGGCTTCCCATTCGCGGGCGGTGACGCGGAACGCCACCGTTTTGGTGAATTGCTTCTCCCTCGGCATTTTCTTCTCCTTGCCTATGGTCGGCACCAACGCCGTACCTGTTGTTTGCGATTATTGCAGATGCGTGTGCGTAGGTTTGCATCCTCGCGGTAGAACTTTTTGAAGCAGCCGTGACCGAACGGGCCGACGGGCCATTGTTTGCGTCCGTTGCGGGTGTGCCCGAACCAAAACGCCCGGTCAACGACGCGGGCCTGTTGATCCCATGACAGGTGCTTGACGCGGTGCACTGGGGTGTCGCTGAACAGCCGCCACGTCCCTTTGTAGAACCCCCATGCGCTGACATAGGACCGGGTCAAATGGGCAAGGTTGCCGCCCGTCTCACAGGCCGCTAAACGCGCCATGGTGTCTCGGCCCAGCACAGGCTCCCAACGGGCCTCTGCGGGGCTTACAGGGGCCAATAGGACGATGCTGGCGGTCAGGGTCATGATGCGTTTAATCAACCTTCGCTACTTCGGTCGGCGGCTCCCACACTCCCCACGGCTTGGGCCGTGTGCAAACTTGTGCGTAGAGGATCGAGCCTGTTTCCAAATCCGTGAAAATCTGGACCATTGTTTTCTTGTCCTCTGAGCGTAGGACGGTGTAGCCCCACGCCGGAATCATTCGCCCAACCATTTGTGCAGCCACCAGCCGACGGCGATGAATCCCAATGCAAACAGCCAGTATTCTGCGGGGTTCACTTGTTGCCCCTGACGGTGTCGAGCGCGTTGATGGCGTTTACGACGTTGCCAAGCCCCAGCCCGGTGCGGGCAAACGTGCGAGCGGCGTCCACCACGGCTTCCATTGCAAGACGTTCCTTTGTGGCAAACGTCTGGACGGGTTCGTGGACCACTTTGCCGGTGTGCATCCCTTCGTAATGAGGGTGAATGTAAACGTGGCAGTTGTGGCGTTTGGTGGTCAACTGATAGACGCGGCCGTCGCGGTGCATGACGGACAGTGCGCCGCTGATTTGCCCGTGGTGCAGGTTTAACAGGGTGCCCAGTTCGCGCCAGTTCAGCCCTGCGGGGTTGTCAAGCAGGTGGGCGAGGATACTGCGCTGCCGTGCGGTGGTGATGCCAGTCGAGTCCTCGTGTTGCGCGCGGCTGCGGCTGGTGTCGCTGTCGGCAACATAGGGTGCCGGGGTGAACAGGTCAGGTGTGTCGGTCATGGGTTCTCCTTGTCGGTAGGACGACTGGTGCAAACATAACAGATGGTACTTGGGGGGTGGTGGATGGGGCCGGGGAGAAGCACAGCCCCATCCACCTAACCGGCAGCCGTGTCCTACCTCGGGTGCCGGGTTTTTGGGCCTACGGGCGCGGTAGGGACCGCCAGAGAGCCTCGTACTTGTCTGCCGCCATGTTCGCCGCCCACGGGTGCAACTCAATGTGGATCCAGTGCCCGCGGATGCCGATGGTGTTGCTGGTGTGTACCCGCCACGCCGCCCGCGAGCAGAGCCATGTTCGGCCGTAGTCGCCCGCCATGTAATCATTGACAAGGGCAATGCCTAGTTGGTCGGCGTATTTTGTGAACCACGCGCAGGCTTCTAGGGCGTCCGCGCGGTTTTTGGGGTTGTACCCCAAATCAAGGGCGAGCGCGGCGGCGTGTTGAGACATGGTGCCGGGCTGGTTGCGGATGTCGCGGATGACGTAGGTGCCAAGGTTGCTGAACGCCCAGCGGCGGCGGGCTAGCCGGGAGCAGGTTTCGGTGCCGGGTTTGGCGTTGCGGGCCGGGGTTTTGGCGGGTGTGTATGGTTTGCGGGTCGCCATCGTGTTACTCGTTGTAGAGGGCGGGTTTCAGGATGCGGAGGCTTTCGGTGCCTGACCCGGTCACGGCCCACAGTTCCTCTTGGGCTGGGATTTCCAGTTGCAGGGGTACCGCGTTTTTTTCGGTTAGCAGGCCGTTGGTGCTGGTGACGTCTGGGCCGCCTAGGTAGATGGTGCCTGCGCCGATGACGTGGATGTAGACGGTGCGCCACGCGTTTGATTTGGTGAGGACTTGGCTAGCGGTGGTGGTGATGGTGGCGGTGGTGGAAATCATTTGTCTACTTTGGGGCCGATGATGGGGTCGACGGGGTCGCCTTTGCGGGCGGCGATGCCGTTGCCGACTGCGTAGCCGACAATCATGGTGATGATGGGTAGCCCTTGGTCGGAGTCGATTGCGCCGACTGCGATGAGGACGGTGACGCAGATGAGGGCTACGAGGGCGATGAGGGCTTTAGAGGGGTTCTGGAGTGTCATTGGTGGCCTCGGGAAGTGCGGCGATTTCTTCGGGGGTCATGTCGCGTTCGGTTTGTTCGCCTGTTTCCGCGTCGAATGTGATGACTTTATACATTCCGTACTCCGTAATGCCACAAAGTTCCCGCAAGCGTCGGTGCGCCTGCGGTTGTGATTTCGAACCCGTTCATTGACGTAGTGACAATGTTCCGCGCCCAAGTCAAGTTCCAGTCACTGTCCGTTGTGCTTCGTGCGCCGTTGCCGTTTGCACAATAACTGGTGAGCGCAGTGGCAAATGGCGAAATCCAGTCAATGATGTATTGGGACTCAGCACCAGAAAACGCCGACCCGATTAGACCGTATTGGTCGCCACGCGTGTTCTTGACAATGCTTGCGGCTGAATACTGGTTGTATTGGTTCATGGACAAAATGTTTCCCGTTTGAGGCGTCGTTCCAACTAGCAAACGTATGTAGAAGTTTGTGCCCGTTGACCCGGTCACTTGGAGAATCGACCTGTAATGGCTGTAGGTGCTGTTGAACACGTTTGTGAATTGCACCGTCGCTGCTGCGGCAAAGGTGGTTTGCGCGACGTACACGAGGCCGCTGTTCGCCAAATACGTGTTCGTATCCGACGCAGTCAGAACCTCACCCACCGCAAACGTCTTGATAGCCATACTCAGAATCCTAACCTGTTGTTATCGAGGGTGCCGTAAACACTGTTGTTCAACACCAAATAGTTGTACTGCTCAGTCCCCGCCAACTGGAACGTGACCCGGGTCTGCTCAGGGGTGCTGCTAATTGTCCAACCGATGATGTTGGCGGTGTACGTCTGGCCCCGCAGGGTCAGGGTCACACCCGACTGGTTGTTGATTGCGTCCAGCGTCCGGGTCGAGGTTTCCGTGTTCAACAGCACCGACAACGTGTTCGGCACCGCCGTCGTGTCCTGCAACGCCCCCTGAACATACTGGGCAACCGACAACGCCTCAGATCCGTTCAATGCGTAGGTGTCGAGCCGATACGAATAGTCGCCGGTGCCTGCCACCGTTGGGGTGCCCCCGTTGATCGTGACCAGAACATAGGTGGCGTAGTTGTCAGCCATCGACATGAACTGGACCTGCTGGTACGTCGTGTTTGCACCGCCAGCATCCCCGAACGCGTAAAACGTGGTGTATTGCTGCCAGCCTCGCGTATACAACGCCAGCCCTGTGCTGTATGCGTACAGCAAACCCTGCTCCGTGTTGACGATGGTTTGCATGACGTTCAACGCGTTCTCGTCGGTCACCGTGGTTGCTGACAACGTCTTGGGTGCCTGCGAAACGATGGTGTTGTAACTCAACCCAAGGTCGGTGCAAACATCCTCAAACGCCACCTCCGTTGTGGTGCCGGCGGACCATGTGCGGGTGATGCGTCCCCGCCCCAACGTGGCGAACGCGTCCTCCAGCGACAACGTCCAAGTGTCCATCGCAGCCGTTGCGCCGTAGGTGATCTGCAGGTCTGCTACCCGCAACGGTAGAACCACCAACGACGTAGGGGTCGTGTTCGGGTTGTACAGGCGCAAGGTGACAGTGTCGCCAATGTTGATGGTGGGCAACAGGTCGGGGCGGCGTCCGTTGATGGTGGCACGGCCTGCAGCGTAGAAGTCGGTCAGCACTCGACGCCCAGAGGTGACCGTGACCGTCTGAATGTTTGTAATGGAGACGGGGCCGGGCAGTTCAGCCGTCCAGTACGGGATAGCCATGGCCTAGTACGTCACCGCAATCGGCAACGGCCCGTTCTGGCGGGTCCACCGCTGGATAGCGTCCACCACCGACTGCGGATCCCCACCATCCACCTGCACGTTGACAATGGTTTGCCCCTGAGTGCCACCGATAGACGGGTCAATCTGGTTGAGGCTCAACATCGAGATGGGTATTTCCCCGTAGCCGGGGCCGACATACCCATCGGGTCCAGTCAGTTTCGGGGCGGCGGCAGCCGCTGTTGCGCCCCCAGTAGCGGCTTTGGCGGCGCCAGCAACAATGCCAGCCCCCAACGCGGTGCCAGTCCCCGTTCCTCCCCCAGTGGTGCTGACGGGGGATTCAATGGCTCGGATGCTGCCCGTGGTGCCTCCGCCGTCTGCGCCAAGCCGCCCAAATGACACAGCGCCCAACGGTTTGATGTCGCTACCCGGTTTTACAAGGTTGATACCAGCAATGACAAGGTTGATGGCTTTGATCCATGCGTTAGCCATAAACTCGAAATAGGTTGCCAGCCCGTTTACGACGTTGCGGACGACGTTGCGGAAACCCTCGAACTTTGTGTAGGCGATGGTGATGCCGGTGACGAGGGCGGCGATACCGACGGCGATGAGGCCGAACGGGTTGAGGGCCATAGCAGCGTTTACGGCGAGGATGGCGGTGGCGACAGCGCCGATAGTGCCCGCAATGATGGTAAACGCTTTCGGGTTGTCCTGCGCCCAATCCGCGGCCTTTTGCAAATACGGCAACACCTTCTGGAGCACCGGCAACAGTGCCGCCCCAATCGACTCCTTGGTCTCGTCAAGGGACAGTTTCAATTTGGCAAACCCACCCGCAGCCGTGTTGCTCGCCTCCTTTGCGGCCCCACCAAACGTGCTTGACATCTTGGCAAACACTTCTTCAAGGGTTGCGCCACCCTTGATCATGTCGCGCACTGACGGGTCCAGTTTGGCTAGCGCCGCCGTGTTGCCGCCATAGGCGCGCTCAAGCGCCTTACTGACTGTCTCAAGGCTGACACCCTTGGCGGCGGCAATGTCCATGGCAAGGCTGGCAGCGTTCTGCGCCTCATTGACATCCTTAGTGACACGAACCAGCCCCGCAAGCGCCGGGCGCAACTGATCGTCCGTAATGCCGAGATTGCGGCCCTGAGCGCTTATGTACTTCTCGACGCTCTTAATCTGGTCATCGGTCGCCCCGGTCGTGGCCTTCAACTGGCGGGCAAGCATCTGCTGGGACTTTTCGTCGTCCATTGCGGCCTTGACCGCGTCACCCATAGCGGCAGCCAAACCCGCCACCGCAGCCGCCGCTGGCAGTGCAGCCTTTTTCAACGCAAACTGGGCTTTCTCGCCCGTGGTCTCTAACTGCTTGAACTGGGCGATGGCTTTGCTAACGCCTTTTCCGTCAAACTCGGAAACGATAGGGATGGAGATAGCCATTAGATGTTCCCCACCATTCTGTTTGCCTCGCGCATCACGCGGTCTACAAGGTCGCGGATTTTGTCATGCACATCGTTTGCTTTGCGTTCGTACGCTTTCCACATTGCACGGGACGGCGACCCGTACCGTTCAGTCAATGCTTGCGCCATCGGTGAACCAGACTTGGCTTTGCCTGCCATGTCAAACACAGCAGCCTCCGGCCCCGTCCACTTCATGCCAAACACAGCGAGGTTCTGTCGAAACCCCAGCCCGGTGTCGCGCACCTTTTTGCCGGACGTAAACGGCACGATTGTGCGTGTTGCCACGTTGTATCGCCACGGCAAAATAGTCGCCCCGGATCTGGTTTCCCATTCACGGATCATGCCTGACAACGGCGGCTTTTCGGGCACCAACTGTTTTGCCTCCGTCACTACTGGTGCCATGATTTCCTTGAAATCTTTGGTGATTTGGCGGCGCAAGTTCTTGTCAGTTGCATTCAGGATTTTAAGCGCGTCCTTCAGCCCGACCACTTCAATGCTCGTTTGTGGGGTCATCGCTGCTTCCTCGCTTGCTCGTTCAAGATAGTAACAACCGTGGCTAGGTCACGCCCCTCAAACGGTATCTGCGGTGGCCAGTACCCGGTGGAGACAAGCACCACCGCCAGCGAATAGTGGTACGAGCCTTTCAGGAAGGGTTTTCGGGTTCCTGCCCGACAACCTCAATCGCGGCCAGTTTCTTGACGTAATCGTCAAACACTGCCGGGACGGTAATGCCAGCCTGTTTGCAGGACTCAAACGCCATGAACGCAAGATCCTCGACGCCAATGCCGGCGGCCAGTTCGGATGCTTTGCGCTTGTATTTGCGTTCCCATGCGACCACAACAAACAGGTTGGTGGTGACTGTGTAGTCGTCGCCGTCGTTTGTGGTGACGTGCAGGTTCAGTTGCATTGGTTCTCCCTAGGTTGTGTGTAAATCAGGTGACGTCGCGGACCCATGTGCCGCCGGTGAACGTGGCGGTAACCATGGCAAGTTCGCCGACGGTGCTGGCGATGGGGGTGAAGTTCTCCAGCATGGCGTTGGTGATGACGTATTCGGGGTTG